GGTCTTCCTGCACCTGGGAGTTCATCACCGCGAAGGCCTCGGCCCGCATCTCGCGCACGCCGGAGAGCAGGGTCTCGAGGCGGCGCGACCCGACGGTCAGGCCACTAGAGCCCGCGAGCATCTGAACCAGCTCCTTGTCGGCGTCGTCCAGGATGCCGACGACGGTCTTCGCCTCGTAGGCGGCGAAGCGGAGCACATGCACCTGGTGCCGGATGGCGGCTGCCTGGAGTTTCTCGTTGGCGGTCTCGGCCATGGGCTACTTCTTCGCCGGTGGAACCTTGGGTCCCTTCTTTGGTGGTACGGCGGTGGGTGCCTTGGGCGGCTTCGGCAGGCCAGTCGCTGGGTCGACGATCGGCTCGCCGTTCGGGTCGAGCATGCCGGTCAGCGCCGGGTCTGGCGCCTCCTCCTCGAGCAGGTCGGCGTCCTCCTCGATGTCGAACTCGGCGGGCAGGACGCGGCGACGGATCATCTCGGTCAGGAAGGCGACGCGGCTGATGTCCTTGTTCTTCCGCATCTCGCGCAGCGTCTCGACCTCGATCGGAGAGTCGTCGCCTGTCGCCAGCGCCTTGATGTCCATCGCCACGACGGCCTCGTCGGTCTCGGTGACCTTCAGCCAGTCGCAGGTGATCTCCAGGGCCTGGTTCACGGCGTGCACGAACGACACGGCGAAGGTCTGGAGCAGGCTGGCTCCCTCGGCGCTGTCGAGCGAGCGCTCGGTCGCGGTGAGGTCGCCAGGGCGCTTCTTGAGGAAGGCCGCCCCGTAGTTAGCCATCTGATCCTCGAGGTCCTTCAGGTCGTTGCGGCCCGCCTCGATCGCGGCGCCGCTGTGCTCGACGTAGTAGAACTTGCCCTGGGGGTCCGGCATGAACAGCCACTTGTTCGGGCCCACGGTCATCGGGGAGTCCGCGTCCTCCGCGTCCATCGCGCCCGACGCAGCGAGCATCGGGAAGCGGGCGACGGTCAGGACGTTCCGCTGGTCTGAGCTGGACTGCCAGTGCGCGACGTTGAGGAACGCGAGGTCCTGGAGCGGCGGCTTGCCGATCATCAGGCCCTCGCGGTCGGTGTAGAACGTGACGAGCGGAATGTAGCCGAGCGCCATGGGGCCGGTCTCGATGACAACCCACTGGGTCTTCTTGCCACGCTGCTTGCGGAACTCCCACAGCTCGTAGTGGTCGGGGTACAGGACTCGGATGCGCTCGACGACCTTCTCGAGGAAGCCGTCCTGCTCGACGACGCACTCCTTGATCCGGACCTGGGTGAGCACCTCGCGGCCGTTCTCGATCTTGGAGGCGGCGAAGATCAGGTCCTCCGGCTGGACGAGCACCCAGTACGGCCGGAGGTTCTCCTTGCGGTCGTCGTCGAGGGTGCGCGGCTTGTCGGGCGTGGCGGGTCGGGCCTTGGTGAAGTCGACCAGGACGTGGCAGAAGGCCTTTGCCGTCCCGGAGCGGAACCAGTTCTGACAGAACGACGCGAGGCCGGTGCCGAGGGTGTCGACGTCGTCGGAGAACTCGACGATCGGCTCGGGCGCCTTCTCGCTCAGGACCGGCGGCTTGTCGAAGGCCTTGCCGACCAGCTCGTCGAGCGTCTGCTCGGTCTGGTTGACCAGCGTGGCGCGCTCGAGGCGGACGTTGTAGTTCTTGGTGGTCTCCTCGGGGTGCTGGGGCATGTACTTGTTGCCCGCCGCGCGCATCGCCTCCGTGCCCTCGAGGATGGTGTCGATCAGGTCCCAGCGCGGGGCCATGAGGTCGTATGCGGCGGACGTCGCGTCAACCTGGTTCTTCTTCTCGGCCATCTCGGCGCTCCTGCTGGGGGTCCGGGGATATTAGCTCACATGTTGCCGCTGCGCACGCCAGCGACCTTGCGACGCACCCGGTAGCGGCAGGCGTCGCCGTCATGGTCCTCGGCGTCTGTGTCCACGTCGTCGGGGTCCTTCTCGTCACGCGGCAGGACGGGCACCGTGCGGAGGAACTGCTCGCAGGTGTCGAACACGAATAGACCTGGGGCCTCGCGCGGTCCCTCCTTCGGCTCCTTCGGCAGCGCGATGCCGTGCTCGTGCAGCTGGGCGTAGGAGTACGACGAGCGGAGGCGCTTGCGTATCTGCTCCCAGCCCTGCTTGCGGGAGCCTGGGCCCTTGTCGGCCTTCTCCCAGAGTACGCCGTTGGCGATCATGTCCTTGCCAATCGAGTTTCCGTTCTCCTCGTCGAAGATGCTCGTGTCCGCGGGACCGGGGCGAGGCTTCTTGGTCACGAGGCCGTTCGCCACCATCGCGGCCTCGCGCTCCTTGATCCCCTTGGCCACGTCGGCGGCCAGCATGTACAGGCCCTCGTTCGGCGTGCGGTTCCAGCCGTACCACTGCGCGATCAGGTAGAGGTCGCCCTTGACGGAGTGAAACGTCTGCTCCCGGGTCTTCGGGTCGATCGGAGCCTCGCCGTTGGACTGGGCCCACCACTGCACCGCGAACGGCTTGGAGGAGCCCCAGTCGAAGGATCGGTCCACTCGCCAGCCGGCGGGGATGTTGAACGGCGCCACGACGTGGACCTTGCTGTTCCACAGGTCGTCGATGATGCCGCCCGACGTGATGTCCCAGGCGCCCTCCATCCAGGCCTTGAGCTGGTTCGGGTTCGACGCGGCCGCCCTGATCTTGTCGAGGTACTCGGGGTCGGCGTCGAGGAGGATGCGGTTCTCGTGGATCGTCCCGTGCACGGCCACGCGCCAGGGCTCGGGCTTGCCGTCCGCCGCGACCGCGTCCTTGATGATCTTGCCCCGCATGTACGGCAGCCGAAACCTGGCCTTGACCCAGTTGTGGCCCTTGCCGTAGGGGTTGGTCGTGGCGCGGTACCTGCGGGGGACGCCCTTTGTGGACGAGCGGCAGCAGCTCATCATCACCTTGTAGCACTTGTCGTCGACCCACGTGGTGAGCTCCTCCCAGCCGATCCAGGGGTACTCGTGGCCGTGGTACTTCCAGTAGTCGTTGGGGTCCTTCATGTGGCGGAGGAGGAGCTCCTCGCCGCCGGGGAATACCCACGTGCTGTTCGCCTTGTTGAACTCCGCGCCCGGGACGGCGAGCTTGAACCACTTCTGGCTCTTGGCGATGACGTCGGCGAGCTCGGGGTAGGACTGGCGGAAGAGGATGCCGCGCCACGCCGCGCCGTACCCCTGGCCCACGCCCTGGAGGAAGTCCATCAGCAGGGCGTCCGTCTTGCCCGGACCGCGGGTACCCTCGTAGAGCACCTCGAACACCGGGCAGCGGAGGAACACCTCCTGCGACCCGGGCTGCGGCTTCCAGACCGTGTCTACGCCCTTCGGTACGGCTGAGAAGTCGAGCACGCGTCAGTCCTTCTTCGGGGCTGCCGACTGGTTCCCTCGGTGCTTCGCCTGGTCCTCCTCGGCGGCCTTCTCCCAGTCCTCGACGCTGGCGGTCTGCGGCAGGAGGATCACCCCGCCGGTCGCCTTGACGTCCATCGCTACCTTGTCGCCGAACAGCTCACGCCGGTGCGCCTTGAGGAGGAACTGGCCGTTGCTGTCGGAGTATTTCGTGACGTACCCGACCACCACGCCCTGGTGGAACACCGGCTCCTCGACGCCGTTGATGGCCCGGTCGCGGAGTGCGCCCTCGAGCAGGTCGGTGGACTGCTCCAGCGCGTCGTCCCAGTCGATGCGGAACTCCTCGTCGTTGTCGCGGTGGTGCTTGGCGGTGCGACGGTCCCATCCCGCGGCCTCGGCCGATGCGGTGATGTTGCAGGAGATGCGGAGGTGCCTGAGGAACATCTCCTTCTTCTTGGCGATGTCGAGCGCCAGCTGCTGCTTGGTAGCCATACTTCCCCTCGGGGTGTGTTGCCTCGAGGGGAAAGTCTAGCGCGGGCTGACGGGCGTTGTAACCCATTCAGAAGTGGACCGGAGCCACTACCGAGCTGACGACGTGCACGACGTAGGCGAGCGCCAGGAGGACGCCCGCCGCGACGATGAGGGCCTTCACTCCTCGCCCTCTTCCTCGAGGGCAGGCCACGACGCCGAGAGGTTGATGTCCTCCGGGGCGTCGACCATGTTGAGGGCCTCGAGGAGGATCGCGGCGATCGGCCGCACCATCGGCGCGAGCTCGTCATAGCGACGGAGCAGGTAGTCGACGGGCAGGCTGTGCAGCACGTAGCCGGGCGCCGCGAATGGCTTCGGCCCGCGGTTGAATGCGTTGGCTAGGTCGGGGTGGACCATCGGCTCGACGGCGACGACGGCGCCGGTGGCGGGCGAGAACGTGACGACCGGGAGGGTGCTCGCGAACACGGCCTCGCCGTCGAGGTAGCCCATGCCCGCCCCCTGGACCGCGCGGACCGCCGCGTCTGCGGCGGTCTCGCCCTCCAGGACGTCGGCGCCGATGAAGTCGAGCTTGCCGGGGGCCGTGTCGAGCGAGACGACGGCGAAGCTGAGGGACGGATCGAGAAGTGGCACCAGGACTCGTGTCGCGGTCATGCTTTGACTCCCTTGCCGATCAGGCTGAGCCCTGCCGGCGTGATGGCGTAGCGGTGGGACAGAATGTACGGCATGGTTGCCGGGTCGACGAGCCTCCCTGTGGTCTTGCTCACGAACGGCTCGGTGTCGATCGCCCGCGGGTCAACGTGGGTGATGGTGATCAGGCCTGCGTCACGCATCGCCCTCAGCTCTGGCAGCGACACGGTCTTCCCGTTGTCGTCCGCCTCGGGGTGCTGCAGGTCCGGGTGCGGTCCGAGCAGGTCCGTGCCCGAAGCCGCGCTCATCGACGCGAGCAGGTGGAGGAACGCCAGCCCGTGCGTCGTCGGCGGGTGCTGCTGCGGCCGACGGGGCGGGATCGGCTCACGGAGCGGCCGCATGACGTCGTACATGTCCACCATGCCGCGTGGCAGGTTGCCGTGGAAATCCCTGACGCCGGCCAGCCGTTTCATCGTACGGCCCCGAGGATCGCGTGGGCCACATTGATGATCGCGTGGGTCCACCAGTGGGCTATCGGGACGATGAACAGCGCCATCGCGGCGAGGCGGAAGTACGGGCTACGCCTCACCGTTGGCCTCCCTGCAGAACTCATCGGCGATCTCCCTGGTATCGTGGGGGAAGGTGAGGATGTTGTCCGGGTTGCCGACCTCCGTGACGATGTAGCGGCCGAAGCTGTGACTCTCGCCCTTGTCCGTTACCTCCCACTTGATCGGCTTCACGACGGCCAGCTCGATGACGCGCTTCTGGTCGGGGACGTTGTTGTTCCAGGGGGCCCGTGCCATGCCGAGGCAGTCCCACACCCAGGCGGGCGCGTCCTGCGTCAGGCGCATCACGGGGACGTACCACCACCGCGTCTCGCTGGCCTGGTATCGGTAGGACTCGACGGTCACGCGCCACATGTCAGCCGCGGCGGAGGAGCCCTTCGACGTCCAGCCCGGGGTGGTCATGCGGTGGAGGTTGACGTACGGCACTGGCTCCTGCGGCCCGATGCCGCGTGCCTTGGCCGGCACGACGGGACCGAAGTACCAACCGAGCAGGTGGTTGTCGTGGCTCACGACCTCGCAGCGCTGGACGCCCATGGCGTAGGTGGGGACAACGTGGCTGGTCATGGCTTCAGCACGCCGATGGCGGATATGACACGACGGATCTTCGTCACCTCGGCCGAGATGAGCTTGTCGAGCGTGGCCTGATCTGTGTCTGTGGGATACGCCTTCGCTAGCTTCATACCGTTGGTGGCGGAGTCCCGTACCTGCGAGAATAGCGCTTCGAGAACGTCCATTGGTTTGTGTCTCCTCATGATGGGTCAATCGTGCCCATCAGGGGGATCGCCCGCACGCCCTCAGAACGTGGTGCCGGTGATGAGCTTGCGCAGGTAGACCGCGTCGGAGAACGACCACGGCGCCCTCGGCAGGAACACGCGGTAGCCACATGCGATCAGGGCGTTCCCGCTGTCTGGCGCGACGGCCGGGCGGAAGTCGGTCTCAAGCCAGTGCCAGCCGAGGGCGCGCGCCTCCCGCTCGCAGCACCGGACCAGTCGCCGCATCAGGCCACGGCCACGGTGCTTGGGCAGGACGCCGAAGCGGGACAGGTACCCGACGTTACGCTGGCGCGGCGTCATCCCACCGAAGCCTACGGCCTCGTCGTCCGCGGTGTAGGCTATCCACCACGCGCCGGCCGGCCAGTCCGGCTCCCCGGCCGTGCCGTCGAAGCAGTCCTTGTGCAGGTCGACCAGGAGGTCGGCGTCCGACTCGTCTGCCCGTCGGATGCGGTAGCCGTGGACCAGGAAGGCCATCACCGCCTCCCGAGAGAGGCGTCGTGCTTCCGCACCTCGTCGCCGGCCCATGTCACCATCTGGTCCCGCAGCGCCCGCCCCTTGTCACGCAGCCTGAGCAGCTCGGGGTCGCCCGGGTGCTCGCGCAACAGGCCCATGGTCTGGCGGAAGTCCTGGGACAGCGACACGTAGGCGGTCAGCCAGTTCTGCCTCTTGGTGATGTCGAGCGCCTCGAACTTATGCTGGCTCATTGGCGATGCTCCTGAACAGGACCGCTTCGCCTCGCAGCGTGTTGGTCCGATGGGTCACTGGCTCGAGGTGATCGGGGTTGACGCAGCACCGGACGCGGCACTTCGGCAGGTGGTCCAGTATCAGGCCCTGGGGTATCGGGCCGACGAGCAGCTCGTAGGTGACGCGGTGCGCCTGACGCTCCTTGCCGTCGTGCCAGACCCTCCCGTAGCCGTTGCGGCTGAACCGCCTGCCGTCCCACAGCCAGCACCCGGTCCAGGGCAGCGGCGTGATGAGGTGGGCGAACGGGAGGAGCTGGAAGTCGAGGGCCATCTAGTCGACCCAGGCGAGCAGGCCGACGATCGCCGACGCCGCACCGATCCATGGCGACCCGGTCATGATGAACGCGACGGCGAGCAGGCCGAACAGGTGCTGCGGCCTCACGGCTGGTCCTCGTACTTCGGCGAGGCGACCTCGGCGGCGCCCATGGCCATGAGCATCTCCGTCGAGTAGTATGGCCCCTCGAGGTGCGCGCTGTGCAACTCGACGTATCGGACGTACTGCGACGGGTCGGTGAACTTGACCTCCGTCAGGTGGTGCGGCTCGTAGGCGAAGCGGACGCAGAAGCCGAGGTCGTTGTCGCGGGCTACCTGCCGGCAGAGTGCCATCGTCGGGGCGATGACGACCGGGTTCTCCCTGCCCCGGCGGTGGACGGCGCGCATCTCGGCCCGCTGGACCTCCACCTGGAGGAACCGCCCGAACGCGGCCTCGGCGTCGTTGATGATGGGCGACGCGTCACTTAGGCCGACGGCCACGACGGAGTGTACGAATGATAGATGGGCAGCCGCGGCCTCGTCGACGAGGCGGGCCTCCTCTCCGGGTAGGCCGAGCTGGTCGAGGCGGTCCAGTAGAACCTGCGACGCCGCGCAGAGTTGGTATGAGTAGGCCATGGTGGCTCCTGTGTGAGGGTGACAGCGCCCGAGTGGACATCCCGCATTTGGCACGGATCACGCGGCAATCAAAGGGGGAAGGTGACCCCACCCGGACGCACTCAGAGATTGGCGCGTCACCGATCCGCATGGAGCCGTCGTGTGAAAAAGAGGGGACCGCCTCGTGGACGGTCCCCTTAGGTGGTGGTTAGGGTGTACGCCTTGGCAGTCTGTCAGGCGATACCGCTGGCAGGATGCCCCCGATCGATTTCCACGTGCACGCGAGCGCGCAAAGTGACCGGTGGGATGGGACGATCCGGATCGGGCATAAGGCCCGGGTCGCCGGATGGCCAGAATGCCGAGATAACGTGGGTTTTACGAGGTGGTCCTAGGTGGTCCTGAGGTGGTCCTGAGAAAAGTGTATATAATCCAATAACATAGCCTATGCCCGGACCACCGGACCACCTGGACCACCTGTTTTTCCACGCTATGCGCATACGCACACGCACGCATGCACGCCACACGTCTGAGGAATTTCGTTCCGAGGTGGTCCAGGTGGTCCAGGTGGTCCAAAGCCAAGGAAACCAAGGCTTTCAGGCCGGACCACGTCATTGCGGCAGGTGGTCCAGGTGGTCCAGGGGGCGGGCGGGTTTCTCGCTCAGGACCGCCTCGACATCGCATCCCGAGGTGGTCCGGGCTCTGGACCGCCTCGACATCGCATCCCGAGGTGGTCCGGCCGCAAGATCGCATTCCGAGGTGGTCCAGGCCGTGCCACCCCCTATTCGAGGGTATCCGAATGATGGGAGATGACCCACTATGATGGGTATCAGCCACGCAGTCAACGGGGAGAGCGTAATGAGTATGACGACCGACAAGCTTAGACACCTCCTCCGGAACGATCCGGACGGCCTGCTCCGAGCCTTTGAGAAGGGCGCCTCGGACAGGGAGCTACAGGCCCTCATCGACATGGTCAGGAGCGGCGAGGCCGACCGGATCAGGGCCGAGGCGGCATGATGAGGCCCTACCCGATATTCCGGGCCATCGTACTGGCGTCCGGCCTGTTCGGCCTGCTCGCCCTGATGGGGTTCGTGCGCTGATGTGCCCGGCCGACCTCGTCATAGACGCCGTCTACAACATGTGGCCGTTCGCGGCCGTCGCCCTCCTGGCGTGCGGCTACGTCGCCGGTTACTGGAGGGCATCACGATGAGGCAGATACTTTCCCCGTCGGGGAGGTCCACCTTCCACGACTGGCCGACGAGGCCGGAGAGCAAGGCCGGGTTCTATCGCGCCCGGTTCGGCCCGATGCGGGTGGACCGGAGGATGGCGCTCGTCGAGCGGTTCATCGCCCTCTGTGACGTGCACCCCAAGACGACGCGCAAGGGCCGGGCGATCCGCGCGGTAGTGATCGCGCTCTGCTACGGCTCCTCGGCGAGGACCGCGAGGGAGCAATACGTGCTGGCCATGCGGCGGGTGGGCCCGGACTGGGTCGGCGCCGACGGCACGATGTATGAGATGAAGACGTTCAACAACGAGAGGTACAGGAAATGACTACCAGCAGACAGTACGCCGATCAGCTCCTCGCTAAGTTGCGGGAGCTGGGCGACATGGTGCATGGCTTCACCTACGAGACGTGCCGTGTGATCCGTGACTTTAGGAAGACCGGCGACCAGACGATCTTCGAGTTCCGCGGGGCCATGACGAACGAGGAGTGGCTCAACGAGATCGAGAGCCAGCGCATGCGTATAGCGCTCGAGGAGCTCGGCCAATCGACGCCGAGCCCTAAGGACGCGTCGCTCG